GAAGAAAAGATGCTTATTGTGCACACATGCAAGGAATGTGGTCACAAGTGGAGGGGACATATTTGAGTCTGCTGAACTTCCCTCGGGAAATCGGCCTCAAAAGAACAGTCGTCCACAGCCAACACCAATACAAGCGATACCTTGACAAAATGCGGAGCAAGACCTCATGCTACACCAGCCTATATTCATTTTCACGCAAGAACGAACACAACAAACCGGACTACCGATACGCAATAATTGATAGAGCATGGTGGGATTTTGATGCGGGAGAACGAGGCGGAATCGAACAGGTCAAGCAAGATGTCGCAGAACTCATCGGCAGGTTGGAGGGTGACATTCGACTCGTTGCCACCGGGCGTGGCTTTCATGTCCACCAATTGTTCGACGAACCTGTCTGTGGACCGGAGTACCGGTTGAGTCTTGAACACTACCAGCGCCGCAAGGCTAAGGGTCTTGTCACGCTCGATGGCGTAGGCTTCCCCGAAAAAATGACTCGCATTCCTAACACCTACAACCCAAAGCGGGGACGATGGTGTGTGGTTATCGACGCTCATGCCTTTGCCGCAGACCCGGACAACTTCATAATCCCTAAATCACCACAGCGTTTGCCTCGAACTCTCCACCCGTTTGGTATTCACGGCACTTTGCCAAAGAACAATCACTTTGACTTCGTGGGCTGGGCTGAAAAGTACGCTCCCGAAGCCGAAGATTACTCATTCGCAGACAGCGTTGATTTGGACGAGAAAACCCTCACCGCTGGTACAGTACCACTGATGCCCTGCTTGGCCCGTGAGGTGCATAAGAACAAGCCTAATCACCATGTTCGTGTAGCACTCGTGCAACACATGGCCGACAACCTACGGGACTTCGCTAATCCCGAGTCATTGAGCAAGGAACAGCGTGAGCGAATAGAAGATGAAATCTTTGACTACATCAAGGGTCTTGGTTGGTCTAACTGGAGCCCTACGACTTCCCGTAAGGGGATTAAGAGTACCATGAAGTACAGTCGTGTGCCCTCGTGTGCATGGTTTGTTTCTCGTGGCATGTGTGCTGGTAAGTGCTGGCGCTACGATGGTACCGCAAAGGTGCCCGATGCTGAATGACCCTCATATAAGCATAGCCCCTACCATATTTGATGCTGGTAGTGGACGACCGTGAAAATGACCTCTTGAAACATAAATTGCTTGTTGCTATGGGCGACCATGTGAAGGTCAAGCGGTTGAAATCTGCCGACTACATTATCGGTGAGATTGGTATTGAGGCCAAAGAGATTAACGACCTGTATCACTCAATCATGGGACACGGCAGAAGCCGTACAATCATGGGGCAACTGCACGAACTCAACGATACTTTCGAGAAGCCAATGCTTGTCGTCTATAACACCAAGTTGAAGCCCTATGTCCGTGGTGGAAACAGGGGCGCAGTGGCCCGAGAGCACAAAAAAATGCAAGCGGTCATAAAAAAATTCAAGCAAACCTTCTGCGTCATGTTCCCCAACATTCAGTACATGGAAGTCCCGAGCATGGACGACTTTGTTGATTGGCTCAACGCCATGCACCACAATCTCCGAATCCGTGGCATCACTACTGCCGAACCACCGGAAGTGCAGAAGAAAGCAGTTCGTGGTGTGGATGCAAGAATAGCGGCTCTCACTGCTATTGAGGGTATCTCCGAGCGAGCGGCCCACGACCTTCTCACTGAGTTCGGGTCACTACCTCGTATTCTAAGAGCGAGGACAAGCCAGCGCCAACTCATGCAGATTGACGGCATAGGTCGCAAGAGAGCAAAGGCCATCCTTTCACTGCGGGAACGCTATCCCGACCAACCCGACCGTCACTCCGAGTAGGAGTAGGACGAGGATTCGGAAGAGCCTTGCACCGCACGATTGTCAGTAGCAACCTGTACATTGTGCAACTGAACCGACGCATACTTGGCGTCGTCGTCACCTGTCGCCGGGTTCCTTTCAATGGTGATGGTCAGTGTATTGCTGGCTACATCTGCGCCATCGACATCTCCGGTGAACAAGACTACATTGCCCCGCTCTATCTCGGTGATACTGACTGTTCGCTCGTACACTCGTGATGATTCATTGCAGGTCACAGTGACAAGAAGCACCGCCGTTTGGCCAGCGCCAGCCATACTGACCCTACCCACGACTCTAACCGAGTTGCTGACAGTCCCCGCTGGGATTCGTGCTGTGATATTGAACCGAGTAGCCGGTGATGTCCAACCTGCGTCACTTCCGCCGCCGGGGAAGGACATGCCATCCTCTCCCATCACTGCGTCACCCGAAGATGGCGTGATGAATGAGTCTATGCCGCTGATACCCGACGAATCTCTTGGTGGTGGTGAGGTCTTTGTTTGTCCGAGGACACCAAATGACCCACCAGTCACGCTATCATTGTTGAAGTTCATAGTACCGCTGACCCTGTTGCGAAGGAGCGTACCCATCGAAGACGAAGTGGTAGTCAGTATGCTTCCGATTGACCCACTTAGCCCGTCCGGTAGATTGGTTCGACCCGGTGTGGTGTTCGGGTTCAGTTCCGAACTGCTTGTTTGAGCCGCTCCGCCGTCACCCCAGCCTCCCCAATCTCTCCAGTTGCCACCACTCGGCTCTCCGCCGCTTGTTCCATTTCGACCACCAGTAGTACCACCACTGGTCGATTGTCCACCGCCGCCACCGCCAGTGCCGCCGCCTTGATTGCCTTGTCCAGCCGACTGCTGTCCTCCACGAGACACTCGGGGTAGGATGTATGATGCAAAGTTCTTGGCCGCTCTCGACACATCTCTCTCCAACTTAAGATTGACTTGCTCAGTACCTCGACCGTCGATACTCCAATCCAGTGACTTGATTGACATTTTTTCGTTGGTCAGTTCAAGTGCCTCATCGGTGTATGTCAGCGTTGTTGCTGGCATGAAGTTGAGGTCGTCCACGATATGTAGGCGTGGTGCGTACCACTCACTGTTTTTGTTCCAATAATCAGCCTCTCCGAACTTTCGTGCTCCGAGCGGGAAGATGCTGTCAGCATTGAATCCGGCAGTGTAGGTGACACCCGCCCAATCGTGAGAATTTAGATGCGTGTTGGATGTACCACAGCGTTGTCGCACCAAAGATACCAAGTAGTCGTGATTGATTGACACTATAATACGCTCCGTACTCTCCTGTGCGGCCCAATATGTGCTTGGTATCGCCAGTTGGTAGTAGCCGTTGCCAGCAACACTGACCGAGGTACTGCTTCGTAGTGTAGGAACTGCTCCGAGAATGCCAGCATCCCACTCATAGTCGAGCAGTCTAACTCGGAAGATTGTATTGTTGATGTCAGTGTAGGAACCCTGTCCGTCCTCAATGTCAATAACGATACGCAAGTGTCCGTCAGCGTTGTATTTGCCCGCTCCCGGCGTCTTATCACTGGTCTTTGGCATGCCCTTTGGGATGTGCACAATCTGCATAGCATACGACACTGAGTTAGCACCGTACCAGTAGTAATTGTCGTCGTAGTCGAGTAGTAGGGGCGTACCATTGTGACTGACAGTAGCGCCATTTCGACCGTCAAGAGCGTTCTGTATTCCGGGGAAGAGATTGCCACCCCATAGTGAGAACCAAGCCCATGCTTTGTCTTCCGTGTACACTCCAGCAACCGTTGATGTGCGGGGGATTGTGCGTGATTGGTCAGCCACATAACCGTAGCGAGCATCACTGAGCATTAGGTCGTTGAGTCCGTCGAGAGTGTGGTTGTCGTTGAATCTTAGCATGGTAGCGTTGATTGACATAGGAGCCATTCTATTCTTGGCATACTCTTGCTTGGCGATAACCATTGCTTCGTTGCTCGAGGTCACTTTGGGAACATGAATAATTTCCCAGCGTGGTTTAGTGCCGAGTGTTGCCGATGGGAAGTCCACATAAGATGTCCCTCCGGCGTAAAACACCCTAACATTGGAAATCTGCGTACTGCCTTCTGTTGCGAGGTTAGAAACCCGCAGGTTATCACGAGTCAGCACGATTCCGTTGCTGTATGTCGGGCGGAATGAGGGCTGTGAGTCCCGACCCATCAACCAAGACATGACTGAGCGTGACGAGTCCTCGATACCAACCCCACTACCCTGCTGAGTAGTCGAGTAAATGTTGGCGATGCTTGTGTTTCGACAGTCATTGACCGTTGCGAAGGTATCAATCTGCCCAACCTTCCTCCAATAACCATCACCGATTGTAGCAGTCTTACCTGCGGCTGTGATTCTAAAGTTGAAAGGACTGCCGCCGTAGGGTGCATCCGTCACAACATAGCGAGTTCGGTAGTTGTCTGTTGCATCACTGAGTTGAGCATTGTCCACAATCTCAATAATATCACCGGGTTGGAGTTCCGGTGGGTCATGCGTATTATTGCCTACTACTATGACCTTATCACTAATCGTGGCACTTGTTGATGCAATATACCCACCAAGCCCTCCCTGTGCCACACTCAATTGACTTGTGGTCATGCTGTTTGTGAGGGGGATGGATGCGAGGGATGGCATACCGTGTAGCGTGGATTGTTGTAGCCAGTTGTCACTGAGTGAGTCGAGGTACGATACTCGGAACTTGTCGCTGTCATAGTAAGTCATGCTGGCTTTATTTTCGATAAACCCATCAATCTGCATCATCATTCGCATTGGGAACACCTGTGCCAGTCCAACATAGACTGTTGCGTCGGGGTAGGAAGAATCAATCTCGGGGTCAGTACTGATAGTGACCTCCGAATACACCTGTCCTTTACCAAAGATAAGTGCCTCGGCACTTTGCGCTGTTGATTGACTGGTACCTCCGTATGCGGCACCATTCCAATCTCCCGGCTGTGTGCTGGAAGGGTTGGGCATGCCCAAGTCACTGATGGCATCCACCATGTAGGTGGGGAATGCAACATCAAATGTACACTGTTTTGTGGCTGACGCAGGTGCGTTAGTCACTACAAAGCCCACATCAATTTGCAGTTCATAACCAAGAAGTGTGCGAACGCCATTGTCACCGATTATTTCGTAGGTTCCGTCAATGGATGGCGTAGTAGTGGAGTTAGTGATGGTGATGTGATGCCCTGTCCTCAAATTATTTCCTTTGAATGAGATACCACTCGAACCTGTTCCTGTCAATTTCACAATGTTGTTACCCACATAAGTGACTGTTATTCCGTTCTTGGCTGGTATTTTTAGGTCTGCGGCGAAGTGGAAGATTTTATTCTTCTCGTGAGATACAATTTGACCAGCAAGTGTGGGGTCTGTGTCTTGAAGTGGGAACTTGATAATATCGTCATTGAGTTGGATAACTCGGTCGCCTGCCTGTATGTCCTCAGCGAGCGTTGTGAATGCGCTGTTGAAGAACTTGTAGTTGGAGTTCCAACTGTCGGAGTCTCCTTCGTCAAGATTGTATGGTCCTGTCGGTGCCTTGACCCAATAGTTGTCGATGAGAACGGGGAACCCTTCGGTTTCAACGAGATAGTCCCCTACTTCTTTCCTACCACCGGCAATTTGTCCGGTGCGACCACCGTTGCTTTGTGTGTTTAGATTGAAGAAGGCGGATGTGTCGAGGATAATGAATGACCCAGCCTTGTCTTGCCAATTTTGGTATCGGGTGTCGTCCGAACCGGTGAATGAGGTAGGTGTGAACGAGTCCGAGCCAGCCGAAGACCATGTGTTGCCAGTAATAGGGTCTTTTTCAGCATCCATAGACCACATAGTCAAGTCGTCACCAATCGACAAATCAATGAACTCCTGTCGCTCTTCACCGGTCGTGGTGTTAGAGTCAGCATATACCAGCGATACTGAGTAGTTCGATGCGTATGGTGCCAGTAGTCCAAAGTCATTCTTGCGTAGGTTTGCATCTGCGTTGGCTGAACCATCGTTTCTCATGTCTGCCCACATAACCCAAATGTGCTTGTAGTCGTCCTTGATGTCCCTAACCTTAACAGTCGTACCACTTGCGTGGTCACGCTGGAAGAAGTTAGTGGCTGGTGCTACCGCAGTAGTCCCTTGATATTGAGTGGCTCCGGGCGTAGGTACTACCTCAACCACCTTATTGGTATTCGGATTGAAGGTTGGTATAATGTAAGATTGTGTGGGGTTAGTGGTGTACACTTTACCTCGTGGGAAAGTACACACACTGGTGTGGCCCACAATGCTATTGTACCTTCCTTGCGGGACATAATTGTGATGCCGAGTCACAGGGTCCGAAATTGTAAATCGAGCGCAACTGACACCGTTCCGATTAACAAGTAGTTGTTGTGCCCCGCTTGGGTCGGGCAAATGTGCTCGACGAGCATACCACTGTCCGTTCAAATTGCTGTTGCTCGAACCCGCTATGGTTATCACATTATTTGCTATGTTAGCACTTACTCCCGAGTCGATATACACGAAAGCGTGATACTCCGGCGGTGTTCGTGCACCGCTCCCGAAAGTGCCGGTGGGCTGTGATGTCGAAACCCAATCAATTGCCACGATTGATGTGGCAGTAGTATGAGTGGCGCTTGTCACTACGCCAGAATCGACAAAGCCATCGGAGTCTATGATTTCAATGCTACCACCGTTCAGCAGATTGCCACAATAGTCAGTGAGGGCTATGCTTGTGTCACCAACTGTGAAATTGGAGGACAGGGTGGTGGTGATTGCGTCTTTTTCGATTCGACCAAACATGTGTTTGAACCAAGCCGATTCTTTGAGGTCCAGCATCCAGCGAGAATGTAGTGCTCGGTATTGAGCAGAAGCGGTTGCGTCGGTAGCAACGCAAGCGGCGTCCCAATCAGCGTATGGCGTGTTAGGTCCGAGTGTGCTGTCTTCGTTTCCATACATTTGGATTGGGTGAGCGGAGCGGTTTCGCATTCGACTATCCTTGTGAGCAAGGAATACACCGGAGCCATCTTCGACTTCGTTGAATCCAAGACCAGCGTTGGCCGACACAAGACGAGAGGCACCGAAGTAGTAGGTGTTGAGGTTGTTCTGCGACTCACTGCGGTTGTATGCTACGACTGAGGTGCTGTCAGCGTCACCACTGTTGCCGAGTTCCCAAGTAGGTAGTTGTGTGTCCATGCTGGAAAAGTAGTCGGAAGCATCAAGGGTGATTTTAGGAGTTCGGTCACTTGCCGATTGAGTGTATCGCATACCATTCACGCTACCTCGCCAAACAGGGCGGGCTATATCGCCTCGGAACATGAGAAGTGACCAGTCGGCATAAGACGATTGGTTGAAGAATGAGAGCAACTTTAGTTGTTGGTCGTCGTCAATTAGGTCGAGTGATAGTGACGAAACACTATTGACTGCGGCAGACCACCGCATAGAGGTCGCTGGAGGCATCTCTAAGCCACTCGGATAGTCGTTAAGGGGTCTAACCAGCCCAACACGGTCAATGAGCATAGCGGCCTTCTTAGAGCAACTTTTAGCATCGACCTCCCAGCCGTACATATCTGCCGCTGTGAAGGCACTTCCATCAGCCTTGTTGGTCATGGCTTGGTTTGTGAGGATAGCAGTGCCATTTTTGTATAGGGTGTATTGATTGTTTGTGTAGTCAATCACAAAATCATAGTCGTCCCAAATAGAATCGAGTGTTGGGGGACTGGCGTAGGATGTCGAGGTGCTTTCTTGATACGCCACTGGTGTGATTTCGTACTCAATGGCGGCATTGGTGTAGCCTGTGTCACCACTACCGGTGCTGGTGAAGGCTGTGCCCTCGCAACCAATTCTCAACTTGAGTCGAGCGGCGGATGTATCGACCGCTGTGGCGTGGATTCGGATGGTGAATATGTCACCGTCCCCTTTGGAGTTGAGTGTGCCGTCGTATGAAAAGATAGGAATGTAGGAGGCAGAAGAAGTGTACACTTCCGTGACCAAGAATGGCTTACCTGCTGGCGACTTGATAGGGTACAGGTACGCTTTAGGAGTACTGGTGGTATAAGCATCGTTGAATAGAACTTCGCCCGAGTACACACCAGCAAGGTGTGTGCGAACTGCGGTGGTAGGTGTGGACACTCCGGTTGGTATTCCAGCCGCTGTATCGAGGGTGTTTGCCACACCGCCGTTGTAGTCGGGGATGCGTGAGGTCGCTCGACCAAAGGTACTGTCGTTACTACCGATGGCTGAGAAGTATCGGTTCGTGGTGTCGTAGCCGTAGCAGAACATGAGGAAGCCATCGTTGGCATCAGTCCCCTTGTATGCTTCGCCAAGAATACCTGTACCGCCGTCGAATCGCTGACGGTTAGCGTTGGAGAGTGAGTCGGGGTATTGGAGTTGAGCAAGACCTTCGTACTTGCCAGCCTCCCTGCGGTTTTGGTCGTAGGTTAGCCACTCGTGAATACCTGCGTTGTGATTGTATTGGTCTGCGGTGGCAATTGCGGAGTTGTTGAATCGACCGGAGGCACCATCGCCTCGCTCACACCATGCGTAGGTGTAGCGGGGATTTAGTGTAGCCCAGCCGTTGATAGGGTTGCCGTGGTGAGTCTTGGAGGACTGCCAGTCAGTGCCCTGTATGTTTTGGTCGTCGGGGACTGCACGGGCACCGATGAAATCGTCGTAGTAGCCAGCCATCCAAAAGGTCAGTCGTCGGTCCACATCTCGCATTTACTTCACCTTGCTTTACTGAGATGCCAAAACATCTGTCACTATTCTTGTTATCCGGTCAGCCGCTTCTTGCTCGTTGAAGAAGCCGTGGAAGTTCGTGGTCATAATGACCTCATTCTTATGGTACAAAGTACCGACGCCTTGCTGAACTACTTGCTTGTACAGTGAGCCAGTCACATTGCCGTACTGACCACCGAAGAATAGTTCATCACGAGCCCCGCTGAAATTGTAAATCTCGGCAGTTAGGTTCTCTATCTCACTGGCTGTGTTTGCGGCGCTTGTGCCTGTGCCATCTATTGCGGCACCCACTTTGCCCTCAGCAAACAGTAGTCTTTCGTCAGTTGCTACAAGCGAGTTCATCTCCCTAATCATGGCGGTAAGTGCATCGTTGTCGAATGCTTCGTCAAACAATATGATTTGGTCTTCTGTGAGCGACACACCATGCTCCATTAGTTGGATTAGGTTGTTTAGGTTTTGTCTTTGATTTTCTATGGGGTTGCCGAATTTTGATTGGTGTACTTCAACACCCGCCATGTTGAATGAATCAAACAATTCCTCCATCTTCTCCATATCATCAGAAACAAACGGAGTGTTGAAGGTCCACATTGACAAAGCACCACTAAGTCCCTCGATTTGTTTCCTCGCTCTCATTTTTGCATCAGCGAAGGCCATATCATTCAAAGTCTTGGCCTCGCCACTAATTGCCTTGAGTATATGAAGGTAGGACATTCCTTGTGTTATTGTAGTCTGTTGAGCGTCAGTGTACTTGTGCATGTTGTCTGTCATAATTTTGAGTTCGTCGTCAATCAACTCGGTGTTCTCAAGCATCTCTTTGGTTTCAAGGCTTCCAGCACCGAGCGCCTTTGCCAATTCCTCATCTGCAATGACCTTTGTACTGCTACCCAACCGGTCAATGGTGGATTCGTACTCCAGCATATTTTCATTGGCCTCCCTCATAAGTTTGTTTTGTTTCTCTTGATGATAATTGACTGCAAGCAAAGCCGCCGCAAGACCTCCAGTAGCCAGTATTGACATTCCCAGCGCCGCCCCTACTTTTTTGAGTCCCAGTGCACGGGTGGCCTGTGCCGCATTGTTTGCTTGAATTGCTCCGGTATTGACTTGTGTTGTGACTGTGGCCTTTGCTTCTGCGAATTGAAGTGCGATGAACGCTTTGATTGCAGTTCCAGCGGCACCAGCAGATTTTGTCATGCTTGACGCAAGACCAGCCATGCTTATGGTAGCCGCCGCTTGACCCGGTAGCATACCGGAAACAACTGTGCCGAGGCTGATAACCGAGAATTGCATCTTTTCAATAGACTTTACTGTGTCGTCACTGAATTTCAACTGGCTCTTCTGCATGTACTCATTGACCATAGCCTTGTCTTTGGCTTCGACTTTCTTGGTGAGAGCGTCAATCATTATGCCGAGTTGTCTGTACCGTTCCTCTTGTTCGAGAGTTGTGTCATTGACCTTAGCCAACATAGGAGCGAGTTCCTTTTGTAGTTCAACACTTCTCACCTCCAACTTCAACTCTTCTCTAAGTGTACCATTGAGTGCCTTTCTTGCCTCATTTTGCGCCCTAACAGCATCTTCCAAGTGCATTTGATTGGTGAGTTCTTGGCGTTCTGCCTCGCCCATGATATTGAGCATATCTTCTGTTTGGGCGATTTTACCACCGTATCTTGTTAGTGCTTGCATCAACGCCTCGTACTCATACTTTGTCACTGATAGTGGTTTCTCAGTGTCCTTTATGGAAGCGGCCAATGTGTCAAACGCTGTGGCGGTGTTTATGATGTCGCCTTCTGCCCGTCTTCCTATTGGGTCGTCCTTGAACTCTTTATTCAAGTGGGAGGCAAGACCCCCCTCTCCTTTGAAATCAACAGCATAGGCTCGCACATCTGCTTCGCTTATGCCATCGTATCTGTTTGCCAGTTGTTTTACATTGTACTTACCCATTTCAGTGAGAATCTGTTGAAGATGCTCCCTGTCTTCTGCGAGCATGTCGCCAACGGTATCACCAATTCTCTTGGCTCGAATACTTGTATCGTTAATACCCGAAAGTGCATCACGACCACCCAAAGCACCTATCAGTTCATTCTCCCCCTTTATGCGCTGGAGTAGCGTGTGGGTTTTCTTGAGTTCCATGTTTCTTTCAACGAGCAATTTCTTCTCATTCTCAGTCATGTTGTTAATCATTTCCGAGTCGGTCAAAAATTGACGGACGAGTGCATCATCCTTGAAGGATGATTTATTCATGTACAGTTGCTTTGCCAAATCAACAAGGTGGCTTTGTAGGCTTACTTCTTGTTTGGCCATCAGTACCCTATGCTTGGCACTATTGGCACCGTGGTCTTGTTGGGAGATTCTTCTCTCAACAGCCATGTTGTAAATAGCCGCTTTTTGAGCCAAGTCGTCCTCGTGTTCGACCCTTTGCTTCTCAAGTTCCACCAGCCTTTCAAGAATGGGCTCTTGCTCCCTAATAAGAGGGGCCATAGCATACTGAACCACCCTTCTGTTTTCAATAGCGGCGTTGATTTTTTGCTGAATGTGTTGTTGTCCCTTGAGGATGTCCGTTTGATACTTTGATGCCTTTACATTGAACGCAAGGTGGTTCGCTTGCTTGCTGTGTAGGTGCTCGTTAGCAACAAGAATACCGTGCAGTTGCTTTTGAATCGAAGTGAACATCTCGAATCCAACACCGAGAGTGCGGATTCCAAGACCCAACTTGACTGCGCCACCCAATACCTGCATATTGGCGGCAAGCCTACCAAGACTTCTGCCGAGTGGACCAGTGCCTCTCGTTAAATTCTTAGTGACCTCAAGCATCTCATTCTGCTTTTCCACATACGCAGTGGTGAGGGGCATAAGTCCCTCGCCAATCTCCGCCTTTAGCAACTCTTGTCGATTTGTTGCTATCTTAAGCAGGTTAGATTGGTGCTCAAGAGCCTTGTTAGCCTGTCCCAATGCCGAGTCAAACCCTGCGGCACCATCAGCAGACAGTTGTACTGCACGGTCGTAGTTCTCCATCAACTTGATGAAACGAACATAGTGTCGGTTTCCAGCAATGGTCTGTGCGATATTCTGCTTGACAGCAGGTGTGAGTTGGTCCCAACCCTTAGATTTGAGTTCCGCCATGACCTCTTGCATGGTCTTCATTTGTTTATTGACACCCTCGCCCTTAGTCAATTCATAACCAAGTGCTTCGATTTCACTTCGAGCGCCGGAGATGTCGCCACCAAGACGAGCATACATCATACGCAGGGCACGACCCGCCGTACCTTGTTCCTCACCGGCTTCGAGTAGGACTGCGGATTGAGCGGCCATGAACTCAAACGAGTCACCGACCAACTCACCCTGTGCGGCGAATGTACCCATGACACGAACCAAGTCGCCTTCAAGGGCAACCGAGCGGTTAGCAATAGTGTTCAGTGCGTCAAGTGCCTCGGCACCCTCAGTCACGAGGATATTCTGCTGTTCTTGTAGGCTCAATCGCTTGAATTGCTCTTGATTAAGTTCACCAAAGAGCATGCCTGTCTGCTGGTGCAATTGAATAATACCACGCTGTGCTTCCTCAGCGTTAAGGTCGGAGATTTCAGCAAGAGTAAATGCCAGTTCAGTGAGTATTCCGACATTTGCACGGCCAATCAAGTTAGCAACTTGGGACGCACGAGAACCTGCGGCCAGTGCTTCTTCCCCGGTCATAGCGAAGGCCATACCAAGTTCGACCACACTGTCACGCATAGTATCGACATCAGCCGCCGACCCGAAGAACTTCTCGAACTCAATAGAAGCGAAACCAAGTTCTTGAGCCAAGACGGTTGTTTCATCAACCATCATGCCTATGGCCTTAGCCGCATCTTCCATCGGCTTCATAATTGCTTCGGCAGTGTCAATCGAAACCGCCTTCATAACGGTGTTGATTGCTTCCCTGTCCTTAATCAACTTCTCAGCGTTGAACTGAGCAACGATGTTGAAAAAGACTTGGGATGCACCGATTCGAGTCATGTATCACACCCCCCTATTCATTCACAGGTATGCCCTGTTGTTTCAATAATGCGACCATAGCATCGTCGTCCATAGCCTGTCCACGGCGTTGCTTTCGCCGTGCTTCCATAGATGCCCCGTCCTTGCGGGAGGATGATTGGGACGCTTCTATACCGTCGTGTATAGTGTTGAGGCAAGCAAGGTCGTATTCCATCATTCGCCAGCCCCCCTCTTGAGTGTATCTTTCGAGCAACACCGAAGGGAGGACTCCCTTGAACGATGAGCAAAGTGCCGGGGCTACCTTGCTCACGAGTCCAAAGGGACAGCACCTTCCGGTGTGTCCTCTCCGCCACGAACGAAGTCGAAAATTTCCATGAGGTCGTCCCGGTCAATGAGGTTCATATCCACATCATCAACAAGACAGGCTGGTACCATGTCACGGATTTGGTCTTCCATAGATGCACCAGCGTCTTCGAGGGCCACAAGAAATTCTTCTTGTTGCTCGGGTGTCCACTTTGTGTTATCCGGTCCAAAATGCTTGAACTTTCGGAAGGTTTTTGCGAGTAGGGTTTCGTACTTCAAGCGTTCCATACCGCTTGCTTGTCGAACCCAAATCTTCTTGCTACCAATATCAAATTGTTTTTTCATCACTGCCATTCTTCTTCACACTCTTCTTTGCTTTACTTGTCTTTTTCTTCGGCTTGACAGCCTTTGGAACTTCAACCACTGCTGGCTTAGGTTCCGGTACAGGTGCCTCGGGCACCATTCCTACACTCTTTGGCTTAACGCCGTGTAGGTTCTTGAGTTCACTTCCTTTGATTGGCTTCATTCTCTTCACGAAATCACCTCAAAGTAGGGAGTATCGAACAGACCCTGCACCAGCGTTGCCGGTGTTTGTTAGAATCATCTTTGACATGGTGCCGGTGCTTTGGTCAAGCAAACCAACGAAGGACATGCTGAGTGTTTCAGTGTCACGGCCCGACACATTGGATGTAGGTGCTTCCCATCGCAATTTTTGGACTTGGACTTCCAATGAACTGCTTCCACTAACGAACTTCAATTTAAGAGCAGGGAAGGTACCGTCACCATCAAAGATAGCGCCGCCAGTACCGAGTGCTGTGTCGTAGCCGGGGTCGTCTGTGGTACCCACATCGTGTGCTGTTGAGAACTCAACAGTACCGCTGATTTCTCTCATTTGTGGAAGAGGTTGTCGGAGGTAGGTTCGGCTACCGATTGAGCAAGCCGCATCCGTGTCGAGGTTCATGTTGAAGTCAAGACTGATTGATTGGATTCGAGTGCTGACTACTTCTTGAGTACCTGCTGTTGAGAAGGACACAACGCCTTCTGCGAAGTGGAAGCCATCAACTGTGTCACCGTTGAGCGTAGGGTTGTTAAGGTCAGCGAGTGCTGATTCGGACTTGCCAGTGAATGATGCGCTGATTGTTGCGTACTCACCGTGGGATGCGCTGAACGAAAGGCTTTCAATACACATACCTGTGTAGGTGTGTTCCTTTTCTTCACGACCCACTTCGAGAGTGAATGATGGGAGAACTTGGTCGGAAGCCTCCTTGAAGGTGTGGACTTTGCCGGTTTGGTCGTAGCCAGCGGAAGAGGGTAGTGTTGGACCAGCGGCGTCATACAGGCTGTCACCGTAAATACCAAAAATACAAAGGCCGAGGAAGTCGTCCGGTTGCGTAACCAAGTCGATGCTTCCACTCGAGTATTCCTTGCCGTTCACTGACTTTTGTGCACCGTAGTGACTCATGTCTGCTCGGGTCAAGAGGTCAAATTGGTATTGAATCGACTCACTGTCTGCTTCTCCACCAATTCGAGCACGAGCCGCCAATGACCCTGCTCCGTAGGTACGAGCGCCAGTTGCGGTAGTGTGTTCGGGAGTCAGTGCGACATATCGGTACTTGAGATTGGAAGCCATAAAGGTTCACCTTAGTACAGGCTACTTGCGGCTTATCACTTAAGGGTTTCACCTGTGAAGCATATTTAATCGCCGCATATAGGTGACTTCCAGCCTATGGACACACACAACTTCATCATCGTCCATCTTCGTGTCGAATGAGATAGTGTAGTCGGTTAGACTGTCGGTGTTGCCGAGCAAACCGGTGTTGGTGTACAGTTCGTCAAAGGTGTCCCCTGCAATCTCAAGTCCCATGCGGTACGAGTTCTTGTAGTCAGTACCACGAGTGGTGATGAATAGAATCACCGAGTAGTTCTGTTCGATTCGTGTACCACCGAGAGTGGTGAATGATGGTGACTCCAACTGCTTTAGGAGGACATGTATTGACGGCTGTGGTATTCGTGTGACCATCTGCGATGAGATGTCGTAGCCATACAGGATTGATGCGTCCGACACTTGGTTCTTGAGGTAAAATCGCTTGCTGTTCTTGAGCAACTCCACGATTGACAAGCCCATCCTCATTAGGCTGTCGGTGACGAATGGGGATGTGGACATTTCATCGGGGTCAAACGCACCGTAGGTGGTGCAGTACACATTGTTCCAAATGACTGTGCCGCTGTCGTTGCCCCACTTGATTGCCTTAGAGGAACCAGTGGTACCTGTGACCTGCACATAGTTGGCCACACCTGCATCGTCTTCAATGATTTCCCGGCAGTACATGGTAGCGGTTCCCGTTGAACTTAGGGTCAGCCTCACCATGATAGGCACTGCGTCAAAGGCACCAGCCTGTGCCAAGTCAAGATTGGTCATTGTTTCACTCGTCGTTCCCACGAGCCTTAGCGTCTGCAAGTCTCCGGTAGCCTGTACCTGTGCCTTGTGTGTGCCGTTGTCGAGTTCCATGAGAACTGTGGTGTCTGCTGGGGCGCTGGTCATTTTGAGGCAGACGACCATAGTGTAGGCATCGCTGGTAGGAGTGATTGACCACTCTTGTCCAACACCTGCGAGAATCTGCCATGAACCACTGACTTCGCTACCCGAGCCGCTATCGCCACCAGTTCGTGTGAACGAGGCGTTGTCGGTGCCGTAGTCTGTCAAATTCGACGGGTCGCCGCCGTTCATTCTGCTTGTCCAAAATTGGGTTGTCGTTGCTATGCTCATCCGTATGCCTCCCTAAGTGCATCTGCTATTGCTTGTCCTATTTCCGGTTTAACTCGCTCTTCTGCTCGCTCGAGCCAGCCTATTGACTTGAAACCGGGGTGAGTGGCATTACTGCCTTTGGCGTTAATGAAACCACCTTCGCCACCACCACTGCCCCACGAAGGGGAGTTCTTAATTGACTTGAATGTGAATCCGTATTCATACGGTCGTGCCCCGTGCTCGAGTATCAGTGCCAACTTCCCACCACGAGAACCTTCCGGTCCACCGTCGTCCATTGGGTCAGCACCAAATCTAACCACGATATTGTTAGCGTCGTCTTGTCCCATCTCAACCGCAATAGAATCGGCCACTCGCTTACCCATGTATCGTTGTCGGGGACTGACTGCGCCGTTGATGAAACGCTGAGTGCTTGCGGCTTCTTGCCTTAGTACATCTTTGATTGCGTTGGCAATGACTGCGCCAGCAGTCTTCTCAAAATTATCCATTGCGGCATTGAGTTGCCTGTCTTTAATGGTAGCACTAACGCTACCAAGACTATTCTTTAGGTTGATGGTGTAGCCCATATCAACTCACCGTTCCCAAATGAGCGAGTCGCTGGAGTTCACCATTGCCTCTCATTCGGAGAACATTGGAGCGAACTGCTTCAACGCCGGACTGGTGGAATGCCGCATCGTCCTCAAGGTAAATTGCTGATGCGAGGTCAGCGCAGATTTCTTTGAGAACTGCGGCCATGTTGCCAGTAGCGCCCGTTGGAGCGGCCCGGCCATAGTCACGGAACTCTTGGTCAATGTTGATTGTCGCTCGAGAGATGGCGCTTGTGATGCGGGTAGCCGCTCGAGCCTGTTGTGCTGAGTCAAGTCCAAGTCGGATTGATACATCAGTGCTGGTGCAGTAGGTCATATCACATGACCCCCTGTACATCAACGCCAAGCGAAGCGAACAGGGCAATAGCGGCGTATTTCAAATACTTGGCCATAGTCGATAGTTCAAGAACGGCTTGCTCAAGCAAGCGTGTTCTTTCTTCCAAGTTATCCAAGCGAGCCTCATTGTTCATCTTCAATCACCTGCTTTGCTTCTTCAAGGCGGGAGATGAGGTCGGCTTTAGTGCCATCGACTGCAAGACCGTTGTCATTAGCAAGGGCAATCAGTTCGTCCTTTTTCATTTTCTTCATTGCGGATGGGGATGGCAACTTATCGACGATTTCCTTTAGGTCGTCGGCCAACTCCATGACCTCATCGAGTGTGATTTTACCATCGGCCATCAATTTTTTGTATGCTTTGTACCCAGCCAGACCAAGACCAACGGCGATGGCGGCGAGCAAGATAATCATTTCGGTGTCCATTTTGTTCACTCCTTGTATTCAATTTGCTTAACTGCTGATGTTGGGATGAAGGAAAACGGCTTGTTTTCGCCCACCCTATATACTGCGTACCCATGCTCCGTCTTTTCAATGTTCACATTGGTGTAGCACCTTTCGGGCGGTTGGTACACAATTTTGCCTTTTCTTCTACTCACTCTTCTCACCTGTTATCAAGTCTTTCTTTTCTTTCTTTTCTTCTGCGTCAAGTTCTTTCGATTTAGCGTCGAACCATCCGTCTAAATATGTACATCTCGTCATTACTCAAGCCTCCTTATGTCAAGGAATGTTTGTACTTTGTGCCGTCCCTGTGGACCGGGGATAAACCCACCGACTTCGTAGGTTGAGCCAGTGGCTCTAACACTGAAATACACACGCGTTCCAGCAGTCAAGAAGGCAGTAGTAACTCCCGAAACAGTGCCGAAGTCATAACTTCGTGCCGTGTTTTCCGCCGAGAATAGGTCGCCCGACATGAATGGGTTCGTTGAGATTTGGAGCCTTATTATATCTC